AAATAATTAGGTGCTGATAAGGTCTGCTTCTCCTTTAAAGTAAGGATAATTTGACTTGTTGCACCCTTCGTTAAATATATCATACTACTAAATAGATAAATCGTGAATTTTTACAATAAAGAAAAAGCCACCCCCGAAGGGATGGCTAATCTACCTACCTATAACGAACCACGAAAGCCTTATGATACGAGACCTGCGATAATTCCGCTATTTACTTCGGGAGCAAGTTCTTTCTCGCCACCTGTAAAAGTCAGAGAATATCCATTACGATCTCCTTGTGCGGTTCCTGTTGCAGAAGTTCCACCGGTTACATCTAAACCAGAATAACGACCTAACAACCAATATTTGTCGTTAGCATCTTGAACAACTGCCATTAATGTATTTTTTGCAAGTAACAAGATTTCATTTCTTGTATTTGCTTGAAGTTTGTTAAGAACGATAGATAGTTCTTGAGCATAAAACACAGTTCCGTTCTCAACAGAAGCGGTAATTGTTTCAGTCAAAGCACCTGTATTCTTAACTAACTCATATTTGTAGAATACCTTTCCGGCTGCTTTTGTGATAGCTGAAACGATACCAGAAGCCTCTGTAACTGAACTCACATTAGCGTGAGCAATCAGCCATACCGCTTTGATACCGCCTAAACTTTCTCTGCAATCCAGAGTGTACCCTTGTGTTAAAGCACAAGCCATTTTATTGAGTTTTATAAGTTAAGAGTGGGTAACCCCGAAAGATTACCCACCTTTTAAAATTAGATAATGAAAGAAGCGATCTCATCCAAGAAGGCAACATTCACGCCCATCTTGAACTCGCTCACGAAACGAACTTGGTCAGCCTCTTTAGCATAGAAAAGTTCGAAACGCTCTTCTTCATTAAGAAGGTCTGTTCCCAAGAACATATTGCTCAAACGGATAGCATAAATCTTGTTTACACCGTTCAAACCGGGAGTTGCTACAACTTTAATCGGAGTACCGGGTAAGAAGAACTCGCTATCAGCCTTACCATCGAAAGCATAGTTGAACATATTAGCGTTCTTCAATGCAATTGTATAAGTACGGAAAACATCTTGACCACACCAGATAGTCATATCATCTTTTGCTACAACAGTTGCAGGGATTGCTTTGTAAAGAGCATCGAAGATAGCAACAACATTTGCAGTAGTAATTGCAGTTGCAGTACCACCGTAATAAGTAGCGTTGTTAGCTTCTACCGCAGAAGTACCAATCAAAGTAACTAAACCTTGGAATTTGTTTAGGTTTACGTTAGCACTTCCTGTTGAACCTTGCCAGATAGCAGTTTCAAGTTGAGCAGCAATACGAGCAGCTTTCTTGTCTGTATAGTCAGAAGCGAAAGCGATTGAATCGTAGCGGCTTCCCTCTGGTAAAGCCTTCTGCAAATATTTTGCTTCAAGGTCTTTAGGGCAAAGAGATTCGTTTACTTTAATCTTACCAACAGTTACAGTACGCTGCGTGAAAGTAGTAGAACCAGAAGCATTGAAGCCACAAGTACCACCGCTTTGGAAAATAGCGTCAGTATCCATAATGTTGATTGTCTCGGCAGATTTTACACCTACCATAACGTTTCCTTGACTCTTAATCAAAGAAGCGGTTTTGCTTCCAAGTACGGAAGAAGTTACCAATAGAGCTTCGTTCTCTTTGGTATAGTTTGCTAATGCTGAAACATCAAAAGCCATTGTTATTAAATTTTAAGTTTTTAAAAATTTATTTTGCGTAATTAGAAAGAAAGCGAGAGATTTTATCGTTTTTAGATTCGAAATGCTTTGTGAATTGCTTTGGTTGAGTAGGAGCAACTGAAGGAGTTTTAGTAAGTTCGATTACTACATCTGTAAGTTCAGAAATAGCTTTTGAGAACTTATCGTTCATTTGAGCAAGATTCTCGCTCATTTTAACTTCAGCTTCTTTCTTGTAACCTTTTAAAGCCTCAAGTTGTGCTTCCATTTCAGCTACCTTCTTCTTCATTAATTCAACTTCAGATTCTGGTGCTTCGATTTCTACTTCAACTTCTGGAACTTTGATCTCAAGGATTGTGCCTGTTTCATCTAAAACGATAACAGAACCATCAGCAAGAGTATGCTCTCCGGCAGGAGCAGGAACTTCGTTTCCAGCTTCATCCAAAAGTGTAACCTTACCGCCAACCTCAAGTTTATCAACCATAACTTTAACGCCACTCGCTAAAACATATTCAGCGAAATTGGCAACAGCGACTTCGGGAGCATCTACCGATGGCTCGATAGTAGCTTCAGCGAACATCGCCTTGATTTTTAATAATGCTTCTTGTGGAGACATAAAGAATTTACCCATAAATAGTAAACACTTATGTATGTGACCAAATAGAAAAAGGGGAGTGTAGAAACACCCCCCTTCAAACAAAACTATGAAAACTAACTATGAAACCTCTTTTAGAATGTCGATAATGTCTTGCATCATCTTTTCCTCTTTCGATTGAGTTTTGTAATTAAATATCCCTTCAACCGAAAACCCTTGCACTTTGCCATCCTTAATCATCTGCCAAACTTCATCATTTTCAACCTTAAAAGAACCAAACCAACTACCATCCTTCACATCTTCAAAACCTTTCATCGGTTTAATACCTCTGTTTTCATCCACTATCCAACTTTCAAACATTGTAATCCCTTCCATCACTTGACCAGAATCGTGCATCAAATTTACGTTATTTTGGTAACCTTTCTTAAAATATTTTTGAGCAATCTTTTTAATAGTGTCTTTTGTAAATACAACATAATATTCCCCGTTTGCATCGTTTCGGTAAATAGGAGTATCGGCTAACATCAAAGCACCGCTTATGATCCTTTCCTCTTCATCTTGAATCTCGAACTTTTGTCTTTCTATTGACTTTATTTTAGCTTCTGCCCAACTCAAAGCACTCGCCCCACCCCAGGCATCGTACATTAATTGCCCACAACCATCTCCGTAACCCTTTGAACTTTGAGCGTTCTCTTTGTGTCTGGAAAGAAAAGAATACATTCTTTTGATTGTTTCAAAAGATATCGGTTCGCCTTTAGCTAATTGATTTGCTCTTTGCTTACCGACAGGAGTACCACAAGAACCCCATCCGTTCTCTTCTGCCCATTTTAAAGCCGCCTTTGCGTTATTACTTACTGATTCGGGATAATCAGAATACGAATCTTGGAAAGCTAAAAAGGACTTTTCAATAGCAGGTCTATCTACTAACGCTACAAAATCAACTTCGACATTAGATTCTAAATCTTCAATTATATCTAATCGGTATATTGGTAATTCTTTTTCCATAACTATAAATAGATTTTAACCTAATCTTGCCGCTCTGTTAATTCTTCTAATTCTTTCTTGTGAGTTAGTTACATCACTTTCAAGGACATACGCTCTATTTGTCGCAGATCCTAATTGTTGAATGGCTTGAGCATTTAACAAAGTTGAAGTTACTTGTGGAGTAGGTGCAGGAGTAATTGGTGCAGCTACTTGAACATTTGGTGTTGCAGGAGAAGCACCACCACCAACTCCGGGAACCTGTACCGAAGTAATTGCTTTTACTGTTCTTAATCCTGTTGCTATAATTGCACCGACATTGGCTACCTTGGCAATAACATCAAAGGGAGAAGGTAAAGTTGATTTTTGTTTTATTGCTTCTGAAGCACCTTGATAAGTATTAATTAAAGCAGTTGCAATTCCTAATGCCTTTCCTGCAACTGTATCTCTTCCAACAATAGTAGTTAGATTTTGTATAGCATTTGCAGTTTCATTTAATTGATTTCTCCGAACTTGTAAAAGTTGTTCTTCGATCTTAACTTTGGTATCAGCAGATGCTTTTTGAATTTGTATTAAACCATTTTGAAATGATTTTTCTAAATCTAAACTTGCCGCTTTTTGATTTACATCATTAAGTTTTGCTATTTGAGCGGCATCTGTTTGTTGTTTTTGAATTAATTTGTTATTTTCAGCAAGAGCAATATCTCTCTTTTTTTGCTCTTCTAAAATTAATTGCGTTTTTAAACCCTCTTGAATTTTTAAAGCATTAATTTCATCTACTCTTCTTTTGAAATCTGAATTTATTCTTTCTTGATTCCTTAAAAATTCGATTTGAATATTCTCGATCCTTAAATCTTCTAATTGCTGTAATGCTGCCTTTTCATCTTCAACTCTTTGTTTTGTTAATTCTTTATTTGCATCAGATACATTTTTAGCTTTATCTTGTTCTGTTTTTTTAATTCTATTATTTTCTTGGATATTTAAAACATCAATATCAGTTTTAAGTTTCTTAAATTGTGCAAGTTCTTCTTCATTAAGTTTTCCTGTTGTTTTTAACTTATTACGAAGAACATTTAATTCGTTTTCGTTTCTTTGTAATCTTAATTTATAAATCTCTTCCTCTTTTCCACCTAATGCAGTAAGAACAGAAATCTGATTATCGATTTCTCCGTTCATTTTTTTGGTTGATGCAGCAAGTTTGTTTTGAGCCTTTTCTGCTTCCGATGTTCTATTTGTCCAATCGATAATCTTATCAACTAAAACACCAATTCCAATAACCAAAGCACCTATTCCAGTAGCAAGAATCGCACCTCGTAAGGCTCTAAATGCAAGTGAAGTTCCTGTAACTGCAACACCGAATGCCCTTTGAATAGCAGCAGCCGCTATCGTTGCTATATTATAAGCCTTCTGGAAAATTGTTGTGCTTTGTATTACCGCACTTAATTGTTTAAAGGAATCTATGCTTTCCCCCAAAGTTTGCAAACCTTGAGAAATAGCCATTGCACTTTGAACCTTTAAAAGTGTTTTTTCTACTTTATCACTCTCAACCCCTACCAATCCCAAAGCACCCTGTACCGCAGCAAATCCACCGGCAACCCCACTTAAAGTTGCAGTAAAGGCTCGAAATTTAGCATCTGGATTAAAGGCATCAGTTAAGGCTCTCGCATCTCCAATACGATCTCTTAAATCTGCGGCTCTTTTTGCCGCTTCAACTGCTTCTTTAGAAGTTGCTCCAAACTTTTCAGATAGCTTTGTTACATCGGCTTGTGCTTCTCTTAATTGTGCTTTTAGAGAACCTACCGATTTTGTTGCTTCGCCACTATCGACTTGTATTTTTAAACCTACTATTTCGTTTGCCATTATGTATAACTTAATTCAATTACTCGTAAAAATTCACATTTAGTGCTTTCGGGGTTCGTAGGGTTGTAGTCGATAACTTTATTTAATCTCCATAAAGCACCATCGATATAGATTAGTTTTGAGAAGTCTAAACCATAGATATCGGTTATCTTTAAATAGACATTACAAATTAAAAGTTTGCTATCCTTGTCTGTAATCTCTGCGACATAATCACTCCAGAAGCCATTAAATAAATTAGCAGAAGGATATGAAACCGGTAATGTAAAATAAAGTTCTTCTGGTACACCGAAGTTAATATCTGCCGTAGGTGCATCTGGATCATCTAAATGCCCACCATAACCATAATAAGTTAGGTTAGTAATTAAGTTCCCGGTATCGCCTTTCATATCCCAAGC